AGGTATGGCTGCAATCTCATCCGCTACATAAGTAACCAAGTCAGACTGGTCGGTGATGGTACCCGAGATTGTCCCCCAAGTACCACCACCAGAAACACCTGTGCTAACAGTTACAGAGTTAGGAACCCTGTTAACTAATGTTACTTTGATGCAGTCTACCATAATAGCTTACGCTACTACCTCAACATTCGCTTCACCATAAACGGCAACTAACGCACCTTTTACGGCATCAATTAAAAGCGTTTGAGCGGGTTTCGTTTCCCAATCTGCAATGGTTAATTCCAAGCCGCTGAATACGGGGTTGAAGTCTGCTACTCCGCTAACGGGTGCAAGGTCGTTGTTGTAAGCGTCCTCACTTGCGAAAAGGAATGTTGCTACTTGTGCGGGAATGATTCCGTCCTTCTCGCTTTTCACATCTGCGTAACCTTCTGCGATTGCTACTACGCTACCGCTTGGAATACTTAAACCGCTTGAAAGGTTTACCGCTGAATTGATTTTGATGTACATAATAAATAGAATTAAAAAAAAATATAGTTAGTCAAAGTTAAAATAAATCTTGCCAAGCCGTTCCATTATAGCATTGGGCTTTGTTTGTTGTCGTGTTGTATACCATTAGTCCAGCCGCTGGAGATGTTATAGCGTCTCTTTCGGTTGTTGTCATTCTTGGAGGTAGGAAGCCTTTGGTTGTGGAACGGACTTCAAGTTGGGCGGATGCGTCCGCAGCGTTACCGCCTCCTATTGTAGTCGTGCCATCTGCTTTACGATAATAACTTGAGCCATAAACAATATTGGCGAAATAAGCATTCCCCGAAATAATTCCGCCTTCAATACCGAGTCCGCCTAAAGAAACTTTACCATTATCTTGGACTTTGAATGTCTCCGTCCCCGCTGAATTTTGCACTAACAAGGCGGTTGTTGCAGAGGTTGTGCCAGAGCCTTTGATATTAAGTCTTGCTCCTAAATCACTTGTAGTACCGAAATTCCAATTTCCAGCTGCTTTATAATCTCCTTGAAAAACTGCTCCTCTATGGATGTAATTACTTGAATCTCCTAAATAAACATTTCTACCATCTTCTACTTTAAGTAATTGGTTACCATCACTATTCTGCACAAGCAAAGCCGTAGTGGTTGCATCGTTGCCCGAGCCTTTTACTTGTAGCCTTGCAGTTGGGGTAGTTTCTCCGATGCCTACACTACCTTCAGTGAGTATAGACCCCGCTGGAGTATCAACGCCACTTGTAGCACCAACATACAAGCCGCTTGAGCCATTTACACGAACGGGTCGATTGGAAGTGTTTGTACTTATGCTAATACCATAAGAGTCGTTAATATTAGCGGCGTAAGCGTTAAATGCTATTTTGTAACCGACAGACAATGCGCCTTGGTCATCAACTTTAAGCAATTGAGTCCCCGCACTATTCTGTACGAGTAGTGAGGTAGTCGCTGATGTTGTGCCAGAGCCTTTTATTAATACTCTCGTTGAAGGAACTGCGCCTGTACCAAAACCAAGAAGGACATTTGCATTTCTAAAGTTTACAGTACCCGAAGTATCATAATAATGGGCGTACGCATTAGAAAGAATATAATTGTTTGCGGCATTTAATTCCCATTTTGCTCCAGTATCACTTGGGTTTAATCCTATAATCCCATTGTCCGAAACATTAATCATATCAACACCATCACTATTCTGCACCAACAACGAAGTCGTAGTATTATCATTACCCGAACCCTTAACGTGGAGCCTTGCGGTTGGGGTAGTTTCTCCGATGCCTACTTCACCCGTATTTTTTGCTCTTAATACATCAACACCTTCATTAGAGCCAAAATTTAAAGCAATTGCATAGTGGTCGCTTTCTCGGTATCCTCTGATAGAAGAACTGATGCCGCCCCCATTTGTAGAATTTGTAAATGCGATACCAGTATATCCTCCGCCCCCATTAAAATTGCTTTGCAATCTTAAAAGCATTTCGGAATTACTACCGCTTCCTTTCAGTTCTAAAAGATGATTTTTATATATGTTTTCGGGGCCAATTAAAACTACACCATCATCGTTTGCTTGTAACAAATTACTCCCCTCACTATTCTGCACCAATAACGAGGTGGTCGCACTTGTTGTACCGCTTCCTTTGATGTGGAGTCTTGATGTGGGTGAAGCCGTTTGCCCTACGGAAAGTCCTTGATGTATTACTACTTCTTTTGTAGAGGTGAATCTTGGTTGAGAAAATGAATAAGCATTGTTATTAATTATAGTTGTGCCGTCATTACGAACTTGAAACAAGTTATACCCATCGCTATTTTGAGCGAATATGGCTGAAGCCGATGTATTGTTTGTAAGCCCTACCATAGTGGCTTGGCCATTCACTTGCAAAGCACTATCACTTAACTGCAAAATACTATCTGTCCCGTCTCCCGTTCCAATAGTTTTTAGCGTTCCATCCAATGGTTCGTTGTCGCTCGTCTTTAGTAATCCGTCAAATGTAGTTGCGGGTGTTAACCCGCTTAATGATGTACCCATTTTAATTCCAAGTTTGTGTCGTTAGTTGCTCCCAAAAAATAGGGCTAATGTTCTGCCATTGCGTAGTGCTGAACTGCGATGGGAAGATAACGCCCGTGCTTGCGCTTTCTGCCGTTGCCGTTCCCAATACGTTGCTCTCGCTTTGTTTTACTCTTATGTAGTTGTTTCCGTCTAAATCTACCAATAGGTAACTAATAGATGTTGCGCCTTCAATATCCACCCAATCCGTGCCATTGCTACTGCGTTGCCATTGCCAAGTTCGTTCGGGTGTTGGGCTTCCCGTAACCGATGCGGGGACGGCAAGTAAAGTATACCATACCGCTTCCGTTCCGCTGATGGTTGGAATACCAATAATCGTTGGAGCCGTTGAGCCTTCGGGGATAACTAATAACTCCCCAGCGTTGGTAACAACAATCGTGAAAATACTACCATCTTGGCTTTCCATATCAAATGAGGTGCGGGCACGATTCACATAAGTTACCAAATCGGTTTGGTCGGTAATCGTTCCCGTGATGCTTCCCCAAGAGCCTCCTCCGCTACTTACTTGGCTGCTAACAGTTACAGCAATAGGTGTTTTATTCTCTAAAGTTACAGCAATATTATCCTGCTGAACTACATTGACTTGATTGGCCAATGTATTCTGCAAGGTAACCTCAATAGGAGTAGCCTTTTGAATGGTTACTTGATTAGGCTGTATAAGATTTAGAGTTACACTCATTCAGTAACATCGCCTTGGACAACAAACAATCCTCCAAGCCAAGTGCTTATGTCTCCTGTAGCAGTATCTGTACTCTGCAAGTCATACACATAAACACCCGCCTTAATATTCATTTCAGTAGCAGACTTACTCATCAGCAAATTGCCACTTGCATCCTTTGTGAAATCAGCGTTGTTAAAGGTAAGCACGATAGCGTTTGTAGACTTCTTTCTTACCTCTGCCTTAAACTCATATCCAGTTAGGTTGATAGGGTTACTATCTCCATCTACCCAATCCATATCAAGTTTAAACGTGTCGTTCTTCATGCACGTTATATCGAGGTCTTCTTTTACAACTAAGTTTACTGATGCCATATATTTTAGATAAAAAAGGGGAGAGGATTTCTCCACTCCCCTTGTGTTAATTTACAAGATTGCTATTAAGCAACATCATCCCATTCAGCGTCAGCGATATCAAGAGATAAAGCATCTTCTTCGCCAGTGAATGTAATTTGGTAACGGTTCTTTTCAGAACGACCAGTACCAGAAGTAGCGTCAACAGTTGAAGCGTACAAACCATAGTCCCAACCAACCAAGTGGTGAGTACCAGCAGCAGTCTCAACGAAAGCAACCAATTCAGCACCCGCCTTAGAAATCTCTTCTAATTCATCACGGTGTGCAGCAGTCATTTTAGGAATCTCAATAGAGATAGTAGGAACTACATTGATAGTACCATCAGCAGTAACAGTCTTAACTTCAGAGAAAACAGAGAAACCATCCTTCAAGTTGAAGTCAATTTCTACTGCATCACCATCACCAACCAAAGTTGAAGTTGTAGGAGCGATAGTAACGGTGTTACCCGATACAGTCACAATACCATCCAAATCTTCTTTGTTAGCAATGTATACTTTAGTCAAACCGCCAATACCCAAATCAGTACAGTCAAAAGAAATTCCAGTAAGTGTAGGATTACAAGCCATTTGTTATAAGGTATTAAAGGAAGGGCCGAAGCCCTTCCGTTATTAGTCAATTATTATGCGAAGTTCTTAGCGTAGACAATCTCTTCACCTTTCAAGTAAGAGAAGCCCAACTTGAACTGACCCCAAATCTTGTCTGAGCTTAGTTCAGCTTCGTACTTCATATCGATAGCACGAACATCGTTGTAGTCATCAGTCAACATCACAATGTTTTGTGGTGCAGAAATGAAGAACTCATTTGCAGGCAAAGAAGCCATATGGATAACTTCCATACCGTAGTAGTTAGGAATACCACCTTCTACAACACCTTGAGGAGTAGTAGTATACAAACCAGCGATAGCAATTTGGTAAGCTTGCATTGCAGCAGTTCCCAAGAAGTAAGAAGGTTTGAAGTCACGGTCAGCATCTCCGTAAACAGCAGCCAACATAACGTCAGACATTGTTTCGTAAGCACCTTCCATCAAAGAAAGTACGTTAGTAGAAGAGATAGTAGCGTTAGTATCGTAGTCCAATACATCAGCATCAGCAGCCAACTCAGTAGTCAACTCAGTACCAGCCAATTCAAGAGCCTTCTGAGCAGATAGTTTTGCGAAGTAGTCAAATACCCAGTCTTTGAATTCAGCATCCATAGTCTCAGGGTTGTGCTGACCTTGCTTCAACAACAAGCCACGGTAAGAAGACTCAAGAGCGTCCTTACAGTTCAAGAAAGACCACTTGTAAGTTTCAACAGTCATCTCTTTTTCACCTACTGAAGCAGCAGATTGTGGGTCAAATACACAAAGGTCGTTACCGAAAGTCAATGAAGCGTCAAAGATTGGCACATTTACTTTGGCTTTTACACCGTCAATTAGACGGAAGCGGTTCAATACAGCCGCTGATTTTACCATTGCATCGATGAAGAGGTCTGGACGTCTGTCACCGTAAGGCAATGAAGCGATAGAAATACTCATTTTATTTAGTTTTAAAAAAGGTTCGTTTTACTTAATTTACAATAATTACTTGCGATTGAAGAAGTTATTGATTAGATTCACTTTTTCAGGAGTGATTGCATCAAAAACTACAGTCTTATCTTCAACTGTTTCAACTACCTCTTCAGCCTTTTGTTCAGCAGCAAATTGCTCCTCAACTTCCAACTGATTTGTTTCTTCTTCAGCCTCAAAGTTTTCTTCTACTTCTGCATCAGCAGCAGCAAATTCTTCTTCAATACTTTCTTCAGAAACAGTTTCTTCTGTAGCTTCGTATTTTTCGTCATCTTTCATACTTCCCATTTCTTCTTCGTCAGTATGTCCACCCATTTCTTCTTCTTGCGAAGCTCCCATAGACTCGATGTGCTTTTGAATCATTTCAATGGCTGCTTGTAGGTTCTCTACACCACCGAACTTATCTTCAAGAGAGGTCATTGCCTCAAGAAGAGATGCATTCTCATTCTCAAGGGCTTCAATTTTAGCGTTGAATTGGTTAATAGTAGCCTCGAATTGAGCCTCCATTTTACCCAACTCTTTCGCAAAAGCAAATTCACTCATTTGATTTTCGTTATTTGTTGGTTTAATATCAGCTTTAATCTCAATGGAGAAACCATTAATCTCTCCGCTTTTGATTGAAGTAAATAATTCGTCAGAC